TCTCGCTCTCTTTGGTGGTGATGATTCAGCCATCAATCAGGCCTGCGTAGAACGTCCTCAGTGGGCTCTGCAAAGTCGTCAAATCGCCGTCATTTCGAAAACTGTGGTTGCTCCTTCAATCGACTTTTGTGGGTATCTTGTCACTTCTGCTGGCCTCATTCGCAACCCCACGTTGATGTATCTGAAGACGCTCTTCCATATCGCGAAAGATGACCTCATGGCTGTGCTACCAAGTTATCTGTCTGAGCTGCACACCGCGTATCGACTGGGAGACGTGATCTCAGACCACTTGTCCGAGATGGACGTACATTGTCTCGGCTTTCTCATAGAACTTGGTCATAAGTTGTGCCCCACTCTCTCTGCCGTGCTTTTCTCTCATCTACAGTTCACCTCTGATTCCGTTCAAGCGCTGCGTGACTCTTGCTCCGTTTTGATTGCTCGCATCTGGTTACTTACCCGTCCCGAAAAACGCCTGCTCCGCAGGCAACATCATCTTCTGCGAGCTCTTTGTCTTCGACTTGGTTTGGACACACCACCTCTCATCAAGTCGCTGATCTGACAATTACTGTCTGGTTTCTCGTTTCTTTCCTCTTCTGATCTCCAATGTGTCTTCATTCTCTCTTTTCTCTTCCTCCGTCTCCGTGTTAGGGTTATTTTCCCGTCTTCCGTTCGCGCTGTTAAATATGGCTTTGTTTCAATCTTCACACTCAACATGCAGAACAATACCAACCAAGTTCCTCCTTCCACTGGCGCCGTCGGTGCAACCACTGCCGCTGTCACGCAGCTTGTCCAGAACACTGGCGCCTTCCAGTCCATTCCGCGAGGCATTAGTGCAATTGGTCAAGGCCATGACGCTGGACAGTTTTCCCGCGAGTGGACTGTTGTCACCTACTACAATTCTGAGAACTGGCTTCAAGCTGGCCCCAATGCGCCTGCTGGCACGCGCTCCATTCATGGCAGCGTTGTTCCCGCCACCACTGGCATAGTCAGTGGCATCACTCAACGTTTTTCAGACGCGAAATTCATCAAGCTGGAGCTGAAATTCACTCCCATGCGTGGCGCAGCTGGACACATCTTTGACATCGCGGTTGGCGTTTCGCAGGGTAGGGAGACCGCCCCCGCTGACCGCACGGCAATCGAGTTGCTCGAGGGCAACACCTATGTCGACATGGTGCCTCTCACGAGCGCCACGGGATACCCGGCTCCGGCCACTTGGGAAGTCAATCTTGACCTGCCTTTCATCACGAATGTATTCAAGCCGGCTAACTTTTACCAGCAGCCTCCCCGTCTCAATTACAATGCTCGCCTCCATTTCCCCGCTGCACTCACTTCTGTCCAACCTCTTCTCGCTGTCCGTCTCCGCGTCGTGGGGGTTGCCTACTAAACGCTGTACCATGATTTAAATATGTTTTGGCAAATGACAACAAT